GCCGCCGCGAGCGAGGCATAGCCATCGCCACCAAGGTTGCAGCAACGCCACGAGGCCCGCACGCCGGAGGTTGCAAGCCCCACATAGAAGCCTGCCTTAACACCTGTTCCACTGCCTGCCGAAGTTGACACCTTAGCAGGCCACAGAACGCCTTTATCCTTGCTTACAGCGTTATCCTCGATATACCGCCAGCCGTCTTTTTCACTGGCGGCAAAGGTCAGCGTCAAGTCCTTCTGCTTCGTGTAGTCTGCCGTGATAGAGCCTGTCGTGACCTTGCTCTGGTCGTGACAGGTATACAGGTCAAGGGTATAATTTCCGTCAGCATCTTTGCCCCACTGCATGAACTCATCCGCGAGGATCAGATACGAGCCGATTTGGAACTCCGTGCGCTGGATAAGGCCCGGTTCCTTGCCACTTGTCGGGCTGTATCGGCTGCCATCATAGCCCTGCACAGTATCGTTCCAGCCGCTCCAATAGGGCATCGTGGAGATGTAGGTGACACCCGCTTCGGTGTCAAAGGCGGTGTCCGTCTCGATGTTGACCGCCTTGTAGGCTGTGCCGTCGATGGTGACGTCCGTGATGCTGGCGATGCGTTTGTTTTTTGCCAGTTTGTACATGCTGGCAACGCCGCGATCCGTGCTCGTGCCTGTTCCCTTATCGCCGATAATGACGCTCGACCCAACGAACAGGTTGGCGGCCTGTGCTGCCGTCAGAAGGACGCGCTTCACGCCGGATTCTCCGACAGACACCGCGTACTGGTAGCTGTACCCGGTGCAGCCCTCAATCGTGCCACTGTTACCCTTGCGGGCGTATTTCAGCCGGATCATGGCAAGCTGCCATTTGAGCAGTCTGCCGGATGCGCCCGCATACTGTGCGCCGCGCTTGCGCCACAGACCCACATTGTCGCTGTGGCTGGAATAGTTGATGGGCGGACGGCCACTGCCACAGCCGATGAGGCCGTCGCTGTCAAATCCGGCAGCATACTTCGGGTTTGCAATGTAGCCGTAGACAGTGCCGTTTTTATCCGTACCCTGCGGCCACGTTTCATACCCGGTGCTGGGGTGGCAGCGCATTTTGAAATAGCGATAACCGCCCTCATCCCATTCTTTCGTGTAGGTGTTCTTCTGCAGTACCCAGCACAGGTGCTTGCTCCGGCGCACATCGTCATAGCTATCGATGAACTCGACAGCATAGATCGTGTGCGTGCCGTCCGCATTTTTCTCGGCGGCAACTTCCAGCGCCCAGAACTGCGGCAGTTTGGCGAAGTCGTCACGGTTGGCCGCAGCCTCGGTGCTGGGCGTGCAGACAAGGCCGACGCTGTCATCGGTTGCCTCGCCGATGGCGCTCTGGCTGGTAGCAAACAGAGGTTCTTTCGTGCCATGCACGCGGTTGTCGTCCAGAACTGTGCCGAACCAGCGCCCGCACAGTTCATTGCGCGTCGTCACGCCCTCCTTCCAGCAGATGTTCCACCAGTCCACGAAGAGTGTATTGACTTCCTCAACGCTTTTTGCCGCGCGAACGAGGCTGCCATAAAGGCGGTCAATGGCCGCTGCGTTTCCGCTGGCAATGATGCTGGCTTTCTGCACGGCCACGAGTTCCCGCAGCGTGCTGTCGCGGGGAAGATTAACAGTTTCTGCCATGATAAAAACTCCTTTAAACGGTGTTTAAATTAGTCGGCCACGACGGCATCCAAGCCGCCGTCAGTGTCGTTGATTACGAAAGTGACGCGCTGCACATCCTGCTTTTTGGCAAGTGCCGCGAAGATCACCTTATTCTGGACAGGACTGGCGCTGGTGTCGCTCAGTGCATCATCCACGATCACACGGCCCGCCAGCTCCTGCGCCGTGTCGCGGGCGGCGGCAGCCCGCTCCGCAGAGGTCTTGGCTGCCGATTCGCTGTTGGCTGCATTGCCCGCGCTCTTCTCGGCAGCCTTCTGCGCGTTTTGCGCCGCAGTTTTGGCGGTGTCCGCATTTTTTGCCGCCGTTTCGGCTGTCTGGGCTTTGGTCGAGACGTCCTTCTGGATGTTTTGCATCTCCGTCAATTTCTCGGCTACGCCCTCCTTGATAACCTTAGTTGCCGCATCGCCAGCCGTTTTGGCGGCAGCTGCTGCATCGTCTGCCGATTCTTTGGCGGCCGTAGCGTTGTCGGCGGCAGACTTTGCAGCCTTGTTTGCATCGCTGGCCTGCGTCTCTGCATTTTTAGCGCTGGCCGCCGCGTCCTGCACCGCCCGCCTGACTTCGGC